TACTTTATATCAACAGGAGGGTATAGAGAATGTCGGTGTGACAAAGCAGATAGAACAAGCGATGTCTAATGTCGGCAAAAAATTATTGGGAGGATACTCCATTAAGGAGTTTCTGTCAAACATGGTTCGTGTTCGTGGCGAGTTTCAAGCAGCAGACACCGCTATTCAAACTTTGCTTGGAAGCAAAGAAAAGGCGGATGAACTTATGTCACAAGTCCGTGAATATGCAAAGATTTCTCCTCTTGAGTTTTCTGATGTAACCCAAGCTACGCAGATGATGTTAGGCTTTAATATCGAGGTCGAGAAAGTACCACGTTATTTACAGGCTATTGGCGATGTCTCTATGGGAGATACCCAAAGGTTTAACTCGCTTACGTTGGCTTTCTCTCAAATGTCGGCAGCAGGAAAGTTGATGGGGCAAGATCTTAATCAGATGATTAATGCCGGATTCAATCCGTTACAAATCATGTCTGACAAAACAGGAAAATCTATTGCTGCACTTAAAGAAGAAATGTCCAATGGAGCAATTTCCGCAGAAATGGTACAACAGGCGTTTATTGACGCTACAAGCGCAGGCGGAAAGTTCTATCAGATGTCAGAGAACGCTTCAAGGACTATCAATGGCCAGTTGTCAATGATGCAAGATGCAATGGATGGTGTTTTTAATGAATTGGGACAAAAGTCGGAAGATGTAATAATAAAAGGGATTCAAACAACCACTTCTTTGATAAATAACTATGAAACTATTGGAAAGGTACTTGTCGGTCTGATCGCAACATACGGAACATATCGTACAGCGGTAATGCTTGTAACAGCAGCTGAAAGTAAACATACTATTGTTGAGATAGGGCTTACTAATGCTCGCATATTAGCTCGTAAGGCTCAATTAGCATTAAATGCAGCTATGATAACCAATCCATACGTTGCACTCGCTACGGTGGTTGCAGGACTTTCCGCTACAATGTTGGCTATGTCTACAAGTATCACTTCAGCAGAAAAAGCGCAAAAACGATTCAATGAAGAACAGGATAAGATGATTCAACGTGAGGAAGAACGAAAAAATAAAGTTGAATCATTAATACGTGTAATGCAAGATGAGGCAGAAACGGAATTAGCTAAAATATCCGCTTATGAACAATTACAAAAACTATCACCTGCTATAACAGGAGCATATAAACGGGAAGAGTTAGCTGTACTTGATTTAGCGGAGGCAAATAAGCTATTAAACAAAGAGCGTGACACAAATACTTATGATTCCTATATCCGGAATATAGATGAATCTATTTCGAGATTAAAGAGGTTGCGAGAAGAAAATGGGAGGCTTATAGGTGTGTCACCATCAACGGGAGTACCATTAACAGTCAACAATAATAAAGCTATTGCAGAAGAAGAGGCATATCTTAAACGTCAACAAAAAGCATTAGATGATTTCAAAAGAAAATTATCAGAGACAAAAACTGAAACTACAAAGGAAGAAACAAGGAATAAATCCTACTGGGAAAAGCTGAAAAAAGATGCTAAAGTTGCTCGTGATGCTTTGGATATTTCTAAGAAAAATTCAAAAGAATGGAATGAATATACCAAACAGATACAGGAGGCTCAGGATCAAATAGACAAATACTCCAGTTCAAATAAAAAAGATAAGAATGCTGAAAATCAAATCAAGCAACAGAAGAAATTGGCTAACGAACTTCTTTCCTTCCGCCGTCAAAATCAACAGTCCGAAATCGACTTGATGAAAGAAGGATCCGACAAGAAGATTGCCCAAATTTATCTTGACTATGACAATGAGATCGCAGCCATACTCGCCAAGGAGAAAGAATGGAAAGACGTGCAAGGCGGCAAACTGAGCAAAGAGCAGACTGTGGAGATCCGTACCGCTTTGGTCAATTCATACGTTAAACGAGAGCAATCGACCTCCAATGTGAATAAGGAACAACTGGAGGAAGAGAAACGCGCCATGAACGAATACCTGAAAGAATACGGCTCGTATCAGAAAAAGCGTCAGGCTATCACGGCTATTTATAATGAGAAAATAGCAAAGGCTACAACGAAATGGGAACGGCTTTCCCTTGCAGAAGGTATGAAAAAGGAACTGGCAGACGTGGATAATGAAGCCCAAAAGAGTACCTCCATTATCACCCGGCTGTTTGATGATATGAGTAAAAAGAATATCACCTCTATTCGTGCCATTGCGGATGAAGCGGAAAAATTCTTGTCTTTTCTTGAAAGAGGGGAATATTCATCTGATAATTCATTCGGTATTACCAAAGAGCAGTTTGATGTGCTTCGCAAGTCACCGGATCAGTTGAAGGCCATCAAGGATGAAATAGCCAATGTCCGCCGTGAAGCCGACCAAATGGAAACCTCTTTTAATAAAGTTTCAAATGGCCTAAAAAAAGTATTTACCTCTGAAAGTGATGCCAAGAAGTTAAAAGAGGGTTTGGCTGAGATAGAGGAGGGCATGAATGAGATCATGCAGGCCGGACAGTTCCTTTCTGATACGTTTTCGAAGCTCGGAGATTCGTTTGGTGGTGTATTCGGTGGGATAGCTGAAGGTTTCAGTGTGGCTATGGACACTGTAAGTTCTGCAATGAACGGTGCGAAAGCCGGTTCCATGTTCGGTCCGATCGGTGCGTCTGCCGGTGCTGCCATTGGCGTTGTTACATCTTTGGCCGGTGCCATCGCCAAAATCCATGACAAGAAGAACGAAAAACGTATTCAGCGGTTGCAGGATCAGATCGACACATTGGATAAATCATACGAAAAATTGGATAAATCCATTCAGAAGGCTTATTCGAATGATGCTTCCCGATTGATCGATCAGCAGAACAAACTGTTGGAACAACAGAAAGTTTTAATCCAACAACAAATCCGTGAAGAACAGGATAAAAAGAATACCGATAAGGATAGGATAAAAGAATGGCAAAGCCAAATTGACGAGATAAACGAAGCCATAGCGGACAACAAGGAGAAGGCCAAAGATGCCATCTTCGGGGAAGACCTGAAATCCGCCATTGACAACTTCGCTAACGCACAAGCCGAAGCGTGGGCTTCCGGTGAAGACCGGGCAGAATCGGCAAAGGATACTGTCAAAAAGATGATGCGCCAGATGGTCACAGAATCCATCAAGGCAGCAACGGAATCTTCCGGTGCGATGGAGAAGATTCGTGACAAACTGAAGGAGTTCTATGCCGACAATGTCCTTTCCGGCTGGGAGCAGGATTATATCTATAACATGGCGGAAGAACTGCAAAAAGAGATTGACAGGCAGTTCGGTTGGGCTGATAGCCTGATGAAAGATGAGGTGGAAGAACCGGAGAAAGAAGAAGTTTCTGAAAATTCCCTGAAAGGCGCATATGCCAAAGCCTCCCAAGAAAGCATCGACCTGTTGGCCGGTCAGACTGGGGCCGTCCGTATCCTGCTGGAAGATATCCGTGGCGGTATGCAACCGATCCGTGAGCAAATGCGGCTGATCTATGAGATGCAGTCCAGAGGCTGGGAAGACGTAAGGGCCATCCGCGAACTATCAGATAAAGTGGAAAAGAATACCGATCGGATCGCCGAGAATACGAGAGAGATCAAAGAGGTTGCCGGTAAGATATCGGAAAACACTAGAGGCACGGTTGATGCCCTGGAAGGTACTATTAACGTAAAAGTAAAAATGTAACATGATGGACAAAGAGTTTTTTGAGATCGCAAACCGGTTAGGTGCCTGTAGGTTGTTGCATGGCACGGAAAACAAAGAAGAGCTTATGCGCCTTCTGCTGACGCCGCAGGGTACGGAGTTCTGCACGAAGAATAATTTCCCGTCTATGGAACAATTACGGGAGTTCCGGGGCAAGAAGGCCGAATGCATGAGAATCTATATCGATACGGATGTGGAGCTGACGAATCCGGTGAAGGTATTCCTGGCCGGTTCCAAGGCAATCCTTCATTTTGATACGATCGGCCGCTACAACGTGATCCTGATGCATGGGGCGGAAGCCGAGATCCATGCGAGTAACTATGCCGTGGTGTTCGTAAAGAACGCTGGCGGTAAGGTAATAACTCATAAAGACCATACAGCACGTGTATTATGACAATAGACGGAAAAGACGTATATACTGAATGGGGATGTAAATTATTGGAAGGTTCTTTTGATGATCTTCTGAAATACCCCAAACGTAAGGCAATCAAATATAACAACTGGGCGGAAGCCGACGGAATCGACCCCGATCTCTCGGTTGTGGAGTTCGAACCTAAGACCGTCAAGTTGAAATTCCTCATGAAGGCAGAAACGCTTGAGCAGTTCTGGTCTGGGTATAGAAAGTTTGTTGCTGATCTGTCCGCACCGGGCTATCGGGAATTCAATCTTATTGCCGGTATGACCAACCGCTTACGATTCAATGCCGGCTCTTCTCACGAACAGCCTGTGCCATTTAATGCAGGGGAGAACGTATCTGTGTTTGAACTTTCTTTTGTCGAGGACAATCATGCCATTTATCCGGCAACTCCGGCCGGCGGTATCGGGCTTCGCGGGCAGTATGCGATTAATGGGATAGACTTTGCAGACTTCGGTATAGGATCGGACGATAACCAGGAGGACATCTTGAAATATCCTGCGGTTAAGGCGCCGTTCACCGATGGCCGTACGGTAGACCTTTCGACAATCAAAACCCTGCATCGGGAAATAAAACTGTCCCTTTGGATGTTGGCCGGCAGTGTGGAAGAGTTTCTGAATAATTATCGGGCATTCTTTAGCCAGATATCCGGTGTAGGAAATCAGGAATTATATATTAAGACGTTGGATGGTATCATTCAGGTGTACTATACTGATTGCCCGTCCTTTTCTGTGGAAGTCTGGCAGGAGAACCGGATAGGAGCAAGATTCACTATTTCTGTTGTTGCTCCCGTGGTGAGTTGGATAGATGCCGGCGGTGATGTTCGTTACCGTGTGCTGAAAGATCCGGATTTGGGGTTATTGGCAGATGAGCAAGGTAGAATAATAGTTTTCAATTGATATGGCAGAAGAATTTGAAATAATCAGGGCTAATTTGCTTCCGGCAGCCGGAACAATAACCGATAATGATATGATCCTGATCATTCAGGGTGGGAGACCTAAGCGTGCTTTGCCCTCTGCAATGAAAGGTAAACAGGGCGATCCCGGCCTTAGTGCGTTTTTAGGGATAAACGATAAATACATCCTTTGGAAACAAGGAGCTAATGGTGCTTGGCAGAATCTGTTGGAAATTGAGAAAATTCGTGGGCCGAAAGGAGAGAAGCCGGTTTTTCGAAAGTTGAACGGTACGCTTCAAATGAAATACGAAGGTGAGCCGGATAGTGCATACGTGGATATTTTCGATCGTGAAGAATTGAAAATGAAGTTTTCCGATCTGACACCAGCAGAAGTGGATCAATTGAAACTGCATTTTTCTGATCTGACAGAGACTGATAAGGCCGAACTTATGAAGCCGGCAACGGATGCGGCAAAAGAGGTTCGTGAACAGATGTCCCAAATTAAGGAGGAAGCTAATACTGCTATATCGAATGTAAACACCGCAAAAGTGAGCGCAGAGGCGGCAACCAAGGCTGCAAATGATGCCGCAGCTTTAGCAAATGCCGCAGCTGGTCAAGCAACTCAATCTGCCGGAGATGCTGATGCAGCGACCAAATTGGCTGTTGCTGCCGCTGCATTGGCGGAGGAAAAAGCCGGTATAGCCAATACCGCAGCCGAGAATGCCGATACCGCAGCAGCTTCAGCCAATATGGCAAAGGAAGAAGCAGATAAAGCAACTGTTGAAGCCAATATAGCCGCAGGAAAGGCCAATGATGCCGCAGGAAAGGCTGACACGGCAACATTAAATGCCAATACCGCAACGGATAAAGCGAATGAAGCAGCATCCTCGGCTACAACTGCCGCCGAAAATGCTAATGCGGCTGTAGAGCGTGCGGATGATACCATAGCTTCTGCCGAGACTGCTACAAAATCGGCGACGGATGCAGCTTTGGCCGCAAACACGGCAAAAGAAAATGCAGACAAGGCGGCAAATACAGCCAATGTTGCCGCTACTCTGGCCAATGAAAAGGCAGGACTGGCGGATACGGCTGCTTTGGCTGCTAATGCAGCAAAGGAAGATGCCATAGTCGCAACCGGCAAGGCCAACACAGCCGCCGACCGCGCCAATCGTGCAGCCGAAGCCGCCGAAGGAGTCATCAGTGGACTGCAACCCGACTGGAACGTTACCGATCCTGTCAATAAAAACTACATCAAGAACAAACCGGAGATCCCGACGTTGGAGGCTATCCCGGACGAAAATACATTGAGCTATGTCAATACCGACGGTACAACCATCAATTTTCGTATCGGTGATGATGTGCGTGTAGCGGAAGATGGCGAATATGTATTCTACCGGCTTTATGATCTTGCCGGGGGAAAAGCTTCGTGGCAGGAATCCGGCAGCGGTACAGCCTTGCCCGGTAATGTTTATCTGACAGGAGCCAATTATTACAATGAATCAGTACGAACGATAAAACAAGGATATTTAAGCAATGAGTAAGAAAGGTGCATTTATTTATCAACAGATCGAACAGACGACCGCCGAATGGGCAAGCGATACGACGGTCTATCCGGCATCGGTATGGCTCTTCGAACGATTGGAGAATGGCAAGTTCAGCATGAAGCTATCCGACGGAGTGCATACGTTTGCAGATCTTCCGGCTGTTTTGCAGGATATACAGGTCAGTGTCAAAACCAATAACGAAACGACATATATTCTCCAGATAACGACCGCAGCCGGAACATTCGACACACCGAACCTTAAAGGTGCAAAAGGTGATAAGGGAGACAAGGGCGAAACAGGCGCAAAGGGTGAAACCGGAGCCAAAGGAGAACAGGGTTTGCAGGGTGTCCCCGGTCCTCAAGGCGAACGGGGCGAACAAGGTCCCCAAGGAGAAACAGGCGCACAGGGTCCGAAGGGCGAACGAGGCGAACAAGGTCCGCAGGGCTTGCAGGGCGAGAAAGGCGAAACGGGTCCACAGGGCGAACAGGGTCTGCAGGGCATACAGGGCGTTCCCGGCAAGGATGGGGCAATCACTGTAGATGCTCCGTCCGACACATCTGCGTATGGCAGGAAAGCCGGTGGATGGGTGAAAGTCGTTGAAGCTGTAACGGGAAAAGGTCTGTCAACCAATGACTACAGCAACGAAGAGAAAACAAAGGTATCCGATTCCTTGCGGCTCAAAGAGTATGTCGATGTTAGTTCTTTGTCATCGCTTCCCTCTTCGCCCTACAACCTGCGTTTTGCCTATTCGAGTACATCTGTGCAGGCGATCAACTTTGCGAATATAGGAAGCGTACCGGAGATGCAGGAGTTTTATCTGTCCATTAAGAACAACACCGGATCAACGATTAACCAACCGATCCCAAACGGTTCGGGCTGGCAATCGGAGGAAACAAGCGTTGAACTGCCAGCTGGTAAAGCCACAGGGGTATCGCTGAAAAAAGAACATGGGATAATTGTCGTGAGAGTATAATGAAAGGAGGTGAAAGATGAAGAGACGGGTGATGACGGGAAAAGATACCGAATCCGATTTTTCCAATCAGTGGAATGCTAAGTATTACTTTCCATTGAACGGTGATTCGTATGAATGTGTCAATGGGGTATTAGGCGAGCTAAAAAACAATGTACAATGGAAAGACGATAGCATTTTTACAGGAAATAAATCTGCGTATTTTATAAACGATTCTGGAATTAGGATACCGACAACGGGATATGTAAAGAAAAACGCATATAGTATTTCCCTGTGGGCTAAAAAGTATAACGAATCAGTAGACCGATACGGAGGAATTATAGTAAGCCGAATAAAAGACGGAGAAGGATATGGACTTGAAATGAGGTATAAGAACATTCAAAATATTAATGATGGAATTAATATTACAACCAATAAATTCAATGTTTGGTGTCATTATGTGGTAACTTACGATAATAACACGATGAGTGTTTACGAAAATGCTACACTTGTTAAGACAATAAATGATCCATTCTACGAAGGTTCTCACTTCTACATAGGTCTGGATGATATATTTTTCACATCAGTAACCGAACGATCATATAATGGACTTATATGTGAAGTCTCCATATTTGAACGCATATTATCCAGAAGTGAGATAAATCAATTATACAATGGCGGTAAAGGATTAAAATTAAATTGATTATGCTATACATCCAAAAAGAAATCCAATTCTGGGAGACCGACGCTCCCCTTCCTGACTCCTACAAGGTAGGCACAATGGAAGAAGAATATAACGACGGCGCATATCTCTTGTTAGACGCCGAACAGGAACAGTTCCACACCGACCATCCGGAGGCAAGTCCGCTGGAATGTTGGCGGAAGGAACTCACTCCGGAACCCGAACCGGCACCGGAAGAAAAGCTCTGGCGTGCCCGTGATGCCAAACGGCAAGAAATCTACGACAAAGACATCCATCATTATTATATTGATGAACAGGACGCATACGTCTCGAACACCCTGCAAGTGAAGGATAAGTGTGGCCGGCAGGAAGAAGTCGAAGTAGGCGGTCATCTTTACGCCTCGAATATCTTAACGGTTGCTCTTGACGAAATAGCGGACTATTCGGAGCAATGCGGCAAGGTGACAGACAGCTTACTATCCCGTATCGATGCCGCCCAAACAGCCGAGGAGGTCGAAGCTATCGTGGTGAAAGGCTATCCTGAAATGATCCATACAACAACGGCAGCCTTGCAAACTAAAGCAGATAAGGCAATCGCTAAATCCCCGGAAGCGCAGGCAGTGACCTTTGCCCGTGCGATGATGAACAGCGTGTCTCTCACAGCCAGCCAAGCGTTGGAGATGCAGGTCTTATTCCCCATTTGGGGTGAGAAAGATGCAGAGTTTGGCAAGGAAGTTGAAATAGGCTTCCGGCTTCGAGTAGTGGAAGGAGAAAGCGACACTTTGTTTGAAGTGATACAAAAGCACAAGCTGCAAGCCGACTGGAAACCGGGCATAGAAACTGCTTCACTGTATAAGATCGTTGAAGCTGAGCACGCAGGCACGCTTGATGATCCTATTCCATACGTGCAGGGTATGGCATTCGAGAAAG